GTACTTGAGACACTGTGTTCTGAACAGACTGAGGCGGTTGAAAATCATCTATCCAATTGTCGTTTTCCTCGACCTCTTCCATAGTCAATTCAAGATTGTGCTCTAAGAAAGATATGCGCTCGGTCAGGCCGAAATAAACCCAAACACTAACCGCTGTGAAGGCAATCATGCTGATAAGATTCCGCAAAGGAATTGTTATCTCGCTTGCCTCATTTAACTTTGTAGCCGCTTGTTTCATTTCTCGCTACCTAACCAAACCGCAAACGCTCCTGTCATTGCGCCGGACACCACGCTAATCATAGCGCTCTGTTGTGTGGATAAGTCCTCTAAGCTAATCCCCCATTCAATAACTCTGATATACATCAAAGTCATAACCAGCATCATAAGCCTTGGGATAATCTTCCACTCTACTAGCTGTTCAGCACTCATTAGTTACTCGCAAATATTATTGAAAAAGTAATACATGCAACCACAAAAATTAAAGCAAGAAGAGATATGCCAACTGTCTTAGCAATCTCCATCATCTCATGGTTTTTCTTGTTCTGCTCTATCTGTTGTTGCCTTGCTTCCTGCTTGGCTTCCTGTATGCGTCTAGCACGTTCATTAACAATGCTTTGCCAAGTACCGTGACCAAATCTCTGGTCTACCATTACAGATACTTCATACAGTTTCTCAGCCGCCAGCTTTGCATCTATAGTTTCTCTAGCTACAGTGTTGACGTTAAACTGACTAGCACCGGCCTTCTTGTTCCTGGCTTTCTGAGCCTGTTGCTCACCAAGAAACAGATTATCTATATGCCCAGCTATCTCGCCAATATCGTTAGCAGTGCCAATCGCGGACTTAATACCGTCCACGGCACTTTTAACCAGGGCAATGCCAGCGAGTGTTTCTGCTATCATTTTTTCAACTTTAACTTAGATAAAGACTTGGCTTGATTGGCATGTGTTTTAGAGGCTTTTTTTAAACCTTTAATCACCTTCTTTATTGTCTTTTTGTTTCGCGCAGTCATTTACCTACCTTCTTCCAGGGCAATGCGCCCACAGTTAGAATACGCCTTTAAACCTTTGTGGCCTTGCGATTGGAGAAAACGCTTTTACTATTCCCCCGCTTCTTAGGCTTTGGGGCTTCTTCGCTGATGACAACGCTATCGCTACTGATTGGCTCTGGGGATACCCCTCGCTCTTCAACTTCGATATGTTTTTCGATATGTTTTTCGATATTGTCTTTTGGCTTGAGCCTTTCATTAGAGGCATTTCTACGCTCCACTTTTTTAATTTTCTGGACTTCTGCAACCTTACGGTACTGTGAACTAGCTGACATCATCTTCCCTTATTCATATTGTTGAGAGCCGCTATGTCACGCTGAGTTTGTATGCGCTCTTCAGCAACTCGGGTTTTGTCATTCAACGCCTCTTGCTGAATGGCTAATCTTGCTTGAGCTTCCATCTGGTCAGCCGTTTCTTTCTCACGGTCAAGCTGGGCTCTTTCTTCTGACTCTTTCGCCTTGCGCTCAATGTCTGCACCACGAAGAGCAAGCTCCTGCTGACGAATTGCAACAAGCGGGTCTTGCTGTTGCGGAGGTGCAATAGACTGTGCGTACTGCTCAGTAATCTCTCCAATTAGCTCAGAGGCACGAGAGGCAATATCTGACTGTACTGCTGCCATACCCTCTTCTGATGACTGAATCATCATCAACTCTTGCTCACTGAGGTCTTGTGTTACCTCTGCTTGCGCCATAGCTTCTGCCATCATACCAATATGTTCTTGGATATGACCCTGAAGTGTCATTACAACTGACGCATTAGCCTGCGCCACTGGCGTTGCAATGATTGCCAGGTGAGCTTCAATGTGTGCCTGATGGTTCTGGTCTGGGAACGCCTGTAGCGCTTTTCCACGCATAGCCTCCTGATTCTCTTTAGCAGGGTTAGTAGGCTGTGGTGTAGGTGGAGTAGGGAGAATGGAATCCACATTTGAAACTCCTAATGCTTCGTACATTTTACGGTAAGCCTGATACAAGCCACGCTCGTTCCCATGTATCTCAGGATTAGACTGAACTAGCTGTAGCTCTGTCTGCGCCAAAGCAATACGCTGAGACATAGAAAAGATATTCGGGTCTGATACAGGCAGGACATCAATACGGTCATCAAAGTCAGTTGCCTTGATTTCCGGTGGGGCACCCGGAACCGCATACGGGTACATAGGAGCCATAAACTTTGCAAACACATTCGCAAGAAGCTTGAATTCAATCTTCTGTGAATAATGTAGACGCTTATGAATTGCAGACATAACCTTAGTGCCGCGTTCCATAATAGCCATAGTCGTGCCAACAGGTGTCTCTCCACCCATCTCGCCAACCTTCGCATCAGCCATAGACGCGAAACGGCGACCTGAATCAACAAGCGTACCAAGAAGCGAATAAAGCGTCTGTGATGGCTCTTTAAACGGCAGCGTCATAATGGACTGACGTATATCCATACCAGCAACGTCAATGTCACGGAACTCACCGGGTGATAGAGGCTCGTCCTCGTCTCTAATACGGGCACCACGGGCCTTGAAGCCTGCGGGTAGGTTGGACAACGTGCCAGCATCAATAAGCTGTCTGAGGAGGCTTGTAGCGGCCCTAGAGAGGCCACCAATCATATGCGTCAACCCAAAGCCGTAGAAACCAAGGCCGGGGAGGAACTTATAATGTACAAAGTACGGCTTTTTGCGGCGAAGCGGGTCTTGTTGTTCATAATTACGGCGAACAGACAGAACAGCGTTATTCTTCTCGCAAATAGTAATGATATAAGGAAGCTTTAGGCCAGTTTCCTCACCATCAGCGCCCATATCTTCAAAGCCCTCCAAATCCAATTCAATATGAACTTCGTATAGAGTTAGTTCTTCGCTTTGACCAACAGGCTTTACGCCCTGTGCGTTATCAATTGATTCCTGTACATCAGAATAGTCATCGTCAGCATATCCCTCACCAGGAAGCTCAACGTCTGAATAAAACCCAGAAAGCTGGAGCTTCTTAATCTCGTTCCTGTCCATGTGAATAACATGCGTAATGCGGGGCGAAGTTGCCAAGTCAGTAGCGCTGTACGGCACAACCAAATCTTCAGCATGAACGAATTTAGAAACAGCGCGTTGTCTTAGTGGGTCAAAATAAACCTTACGGAAGGTAGAGCCAGCCAACGGTAAATAAAACAGCATCTGGTCTGTCTCAGGGTCATACTCTTCCATCTCATAAGTGATTTGGTAGTTCATATAATCCTTAACGCGGTCAGCTTGCGCTAATCTTCCTTGGTCTTCAGCGCCAATAACCTGTGTGCGTACAGGACCACCAGCAGGAAGAAGCTCACGATAAGCCTGTGCCTGAAACTGCGTAACAGACTCAGCAAGAAGCGGGTGGACAACACCAGTAGCACCCTCAAAAGGCTGAGAGCGCTCTTCATAGCTCATGCCCAGAAGCTCGACACCACTTTTGTATGTGTCTTCCCACTCCTGGCGGCTAGATAAATCATCTTCAATGTCACTAACGATGTCAGATGCCACAACGGACAAGTCAGACTCATCAATATATTCGGCTAAGTTGGCATCAAACGGAACCTCGACAGTTTCCTCTGCCCTGAGAATGTCTGTGGCATCACCAACAAGCATAGAGCCGTCACTAAGCTCAACAGAGCCGTTTAGAGGCATCTGCTCAATGATGTCCACCTGTTCCATTCCTAGAGGGGACTGAGGTAAATCACCACCAGCACCAATTTCACGTTCAATAGCCATTTTTAACTTCCCTTATAAAAGTGTTAGACCAAGCGGGCGGCGCTGGCAGGATGGAGGGATTGCCTGCGCCAAGCAGGGCTGAAGGGCTAAAGCCTACTATTTCCACACTTGGTCCAACCTCACATGACATCTCTTTGATTTCCATAATCAGAGGGATAGTCATCTAAATCACCGTCCGTTTTAGGCGGCCCCGCCTCCCAGATATTACACACATTCTCCATAGAACACACAAAGTGTAATGGAGTGCAATATCCAGCACCCTCTTCAAGACCAAGGCCTTCAGATATACAATTAAGCATAGCTGATTGTAAATTAAAGTTTGCACATGTTCCACAACGCTTATTCTGAGATTCCCATGTCTTGGTAGCCTTGCCATAAGAATACTCTTCTTCAGCCACTTCCCTGTTCTCGGCATTTATATCTTCATCTTGCGTTGAAACAGGACATACAAAGTTATCATCGTCACTGTCATCTGGCATCATGTCTTCAATGCTGTTCATGTCAATTTCGATGCGAATGGTACCCATTAGAATACTCCTTTGAATCTGGTTCCACGAACCGCTGCGCCTGTTCCCCTAATTGAACGAGCGGAACGAGATGTAGAACCAATAGAACCACCTTCTCTAAAGGTAGCAAAATTTCTAATACCCTTGCGCTGATTGTCAATCAAAGCATTGTAAGCTTTAAAGTCATTACCAACAAGGTTTTGTACACCTTCGTTACCAATCTTTAAAATGCGCCTCTTATCGGCGTTGCTAAGACCCTTCAACGGGTCATCAATAACACCGCCATCTTCATAGCTTTTTCCAGGCAAAGGCATTTTAGGATAGTTTCCCATCTCCAAACCAAACTCATAGTCAAGGATGTCAAGAATCTTATCCTCATCAACGCCCATTCTCTCCAACTGGCGACGACGATTAGATTGAGCCTTTGGAGTGTTAAACTTACCCATTACCGTACTCCAGAGAAGTTCCCGCCGCGCATTGCTGCGCCCATTCCTCGGGTCTTGCTTTTAGGGTTACAGCTAGCTTTACCGCCATGCCTGTAGCCTTTAACCTTACCACCATCTTTAAAGCCGGGCGTAAACGCTTTGACTGCATCCAGCATAGGATTAGTCTTGCCAGTTACAGCATCAATACGGTCCTGCATTGCCTTCTTTCGACCAGCCTCAATGCGGGCTAGTCTTGCCGCAGCAGCTGGGCTTGCCTCAGACGCCGCAATATCAAGTATCGCTTTCTCTAACGCACCTAGGTTTTGATTCTTTGGCATTATGAAATCCCCTTAAACTTACCGCCGCGACCCGCCATGATGCAGCCACCATTCTGGTAGCCTTTTACCTTGCCGCCCTCTTTCATGCCTTTATTGTTTCTAAGTGTCTGCATTACAGGGTTTTCACTATAGTCACCCCCCTTAGAGTCACGCCTTGCCTTATCAGCACGCATTTTCTTAATCTTCGCAGGCATAGGAGTAGGAGACGGAACCTTTTTCTTTTTAGAAAGAGAACCAATAAGTTCGCCAATTATATCTTTATCTTTGTCAGATATAGCGTTTCCGTTTTTGTTCATTAGTAATACTCCCGTCTCTGTCGAAACTCTTTAAATTCATCTTCGTCATAATCTGTGGGAGTAATGATAAACCCACCCTGCCTGAACCTTAGTATAGCCTGTGTCATCGAATCCGCCAAGTCATCATGCTCTCCGTTAGGAAAAGCAGCACATTCCTCAACAACTTCTTCTGCAAAGTTCATATCCGGCCTATACACCATACCAGATTCAAAGACAGGTGCACAGGCGTTCATACGGGTAAATTTATCAGCGCCACGAGACGGCGTAAAAGGAGTAACAGCAATACCCATACGGCGCAATTCCTGCG